CTCTCGCTGATGTGTTCACGTTATGGTCCGTTACTCACACCAAGTGGCTTGCCAATGTCTTTAAATATCGTGGGCGATGAGAGCCTCAATGGTCTCGCCCCCGATAACCTGTGCCCGGGGTGGGTGTTTTGAGTGTTGCTTCCCCTTCTTGTCAACATAGGTGTACTGGTCGAGCCAGCCCACCGCACCGGATGCAACACGCCCATACGCGTCCATGAGATCTTCGAGCCCGATCCCATAGACATCCCGAAGGTAATCGCTGAACGAATCCGGATCCAACACATCCGAATTCTTCACCTTTTCCACGATATTTTCTACACCGCCCATTTCGTTCATCTTTGTCAACCTGACATCGAAATGGGGTTTCGCGCTCATTTCTTGAGCCGTCTCCAAAAGCAAGTCCTTCACTCCAGGCACGAACCGGTGCTCATATGCAGCAGAATAGTACTTCCCTGCCATATAATCCCTATCACCAACCTGAGTGTTTCGATTAGCCCTCAGGTTGAGCTTGGCCAGTACGCGCCCGAACTGGGGAACGGGACGAGTTCTCACTTTGTCGCTTACATAGCGTTTCCTATAGAAAGTGCCATGATGCCGCGACGGAGGGACAAGGACCTTGGCTGTCATGCCCGCCTGGGGCACGACGACGCCGATCGCCTTCTCCATAGCCTTGACCTCCGCCTCGGGCATAAGCCCCAAGAAATCGTCCCCGCCGTGTATGTGCGTGCTTTTTTCAACCCCCGCTAGCAACGCCGCAGCTAGCAGGAGAGCACTTCCAACATAAGAGTTGCCTGTGGTAGTGGTGGTCTCTCCGGACCACCGCTGCCCATTGACAGTAGCCTCGATGCCATATCGAGTCCACACACGAACACTCGTGTTTCTGGCGAACTCACGCACAAACCACGCCGGAGCCCCATGCTTTGCATAGAACATCGCCTCTCGACGGCGGAATTCCACACTCTGTGACCCATCGTTATTGGCAAAGTCGCTTTCCAACATCACGCCCGGGGCCGCATGAATCACATCTCCCAGTTCCTCCCCGGATTTGCCGCACGCGAATACGACAACATTTCCGGTGTTGAGGGGGTTCTGGTGACTGAGAGAAATTTTCATACGACGTTGCAGTTCCATGACAACGCAGCCAGTCAGGAAGTTGTACATATCTGTACCCTGATAGACTATACGTGGCTGAGCCCCGTGGTCCTTGAGAAGCACCTCTTGCTTCGCGAACACATGCTTCGTGTCTCCCTGGTAACTCCACTCGGCCGCCCGGGAGGCGGCCAGCAGGCGCTCTGCCTTGGCCGGGGAACAAGTCAACAAATACTTGTTCACCAGATCAGAGTCAACACGAATGATCTCGTGCTGAGGCACTTTAGACATGAGAAGAGCGTGTCCTTTGTCAAAATGCTCCATCGACTCCGCAGTTGGAGCATGGTCGCACCTCTTCTTCATTGCATGTGCAGTTGCGCCCGCCGTATTGGACGGTACAGTTACCGGGACTCCCTCCAGTATCGGCCCTTTGACAACTCCCAACGAGATGGGGGAGTCATCCTTGACACGGCAGACATTGGCAGTCGCTCGGATGTTCGCGAAGGCGATTTCAGAATCATATTGAGTGTGGGCATTGCGCTCCACCCCGTCCGGTTTAACGGACGAACGTTTCTGGTGAGCACGAGTCACCTTGTTTTTGAACTCGTGCGCCTTCTTGGTATCAATAACGATGGGGTCCATTGCCCCAAATTGAATGTTTTTCTTCATTTGGATGTTGTTTCAGTTGTTT